GCTTTGCCGATCAGCGCACGGATCTGTGCCGGGTCGACAAGCCCCGCGCCGTCCTCGCTCTTGGCGATCAGGAACCTCATGCCGTTCGCCGCCTTGTCGACCAGGTCCACTCGCGGGATGTCGGCGTCGTACAGTTCGGTCATCTCGTCGTCATCGGCGAGTGGAGAAGGCACAGCTCACACTCCAGGTGCGGAATCGTTAAGAGCACAAGAACGAGAGGCCACCACTGGGGCTGGTCAGGCGGCGCGGCGGCGCGCTACACCCTGTGGAGACATCCCGGTAATCAGCCCGCGCTTGTACAGGTCCCAAGCGACCTCGTCGCAAATGCCGCCGATCAGCCAGTCCCCCGACTTCACCACCACGCCGTCGCCGAAATCCCAGTTCGGGCCGCGGTAGATGTAGGACTCGGTGACGGTGAAGTGGCCGATGGTGTCGTCCGGTCCGTGGAACAGGCCGACCTTCGCGCCGCCCGGCAGGAACGACCACGCCGCCTTCTCCAACTCCTCTGGGCTGAAGAAGTCTCGGCCACCGTCGGCACCCTTCTGGATGCGGGGGTCGCGGTCGGCCTGGTAGGCGACCGCCAGCAGATACCGCTGCTCCGTGGCCTTGATGAGGTCACCGTCAGCGTCGTCGCCGGTCGTGCCAGCATCCAGATTGCAGTCCTGCACTGTTGCCACGATGTTCGCTGCCGCCTGGAGCAGACCGATGCCGCTCGCGTCAGCTGCGGCTGACAGGTCGTCGACGGTGAGGTGACGGTCATCGCCATGGTCGTCGTCGAAGATGTGGCAGCCGCAGTCGAGACACACTCCGGGTCACCGCCTTCAGATGGTCGGGCTCGTTACTGGGGTGCGCCGATGAGCCCGCAGCGGCACCGCGGATGCGCGGGAGGGGCAAAGTCGAGCGACGGGAAAGGTTCACCGATCGGCACTGGACCGGCTTCGGCGTTCGCGATGCACACCGGGCACGGGTCCTCATCGAGGAGCCACAGCACCTCGGTTGTGCCGTGCGCTTGGTAGTAGGCGAGGGCGGCCTGATTACTGGCCCGGTTGATCTCCGTGATGGCGATCATCTGCGCCCGCTGCGGGTCCGCTCCGAGATCCTGGATCTGCGCTGCGACGGCGTCAATCGGTGTGTTGTCGGCGAGGGCCTGTTCGAGGATCTTCGCCAGGTCGTCCATGCGGGACTGGGCGATGCCCTGGATCGTCGCCACCCCGTACTCGGTCAGCCAGTCCTGGAGCGACTCAGCGTCGTACACCAAGTAGGAGGAGTTCAGGTTTCCGATACCGAAGCCGACATTGTCATGGCCGGCCGCGTGGATCTCGTCCTTCAGCGGCTTCCAGTCGACGCGCTGGCCTGTTGTGGCGGCCTCGGCCGAGGCGGTTCCGACAGCCCACGCGACCGGCCACAGATTGTCGAGCTGCTGCCCGACCGCGGTCTCGATGTCGCTTACAAGGCTCGGGTACTGGGCGGCCAGCCAGGTCGCGGCTTCCTCTGTCCTGCTGGACTGCTGCCATTGCCGGGCGATCTGTGTGGCCTTGGTCGTGTCGAAGAGGCGACCAAGCGCCCCGGAGATCAGCTTAGCAAAGAGGGCTGCGAGCAAAACGTCTACAGCCCACCCCGGCCAGTCCTGCTGTTGGGGCTGCTGCTGGGTTTGCTGTCCTGCGGTGGTCGGGTCGGCTTTCGCGACCCAGTCACCTGCTTTTGGGTCGCCACCACCAGCCTTGGTAAGAGCCCGCCGCCCGGCCTCGTTCAGTTCTCGCGCGGTGTCGGCGTCGACCGTCCGGAAGTCGAAGTCGCGCCAGACTCCGGCACGCCGCCGCCCCTTCCGGAAGGCGCGGAACGCCGCCAATTCCTTCTTGACCTGCTCGTCCGGCTCGTCGTCGTCATTGTCGTGGCCGATGAGGTCGTAGCCGTGAATCCCTGTGTCGGTGGTGATGCCCTCTGTTGGAACACCCGCCTCCTTGCCGACCGCAGCAACCGGGGCCGTCTGCGCGGGTGGTTGCGGTGGTGGTGCGGGCGGCATCGCCGAAGGTCCGAACTCCTGCTCCGCCAATGGCGGGGTCGCGAGCGGCGGGTTCGCCAGGACACCCTGCACCTCACCGAACACCTGGTGCGGCAGCGGCGCGTCCATGGTGGGTGTGCCGGTCTCCGGGTCGACCTTGCCGGCGACCGCGTACAGAGCATTCAGCGGGATCGGGCCGGCGCGTTCGGTGAAGAACACCCGCGGCACCTTCTGCTCTGCGACGGGCAGGCCGAACCGCATCTCGCGTATCTCATCGACACCCACCACGGCGGAGTTGATGTAGATCTGGTCGGCCTGAGCCTGCACCAGCCGGTCGTCCTGATCCTCGCCCTTGTCGAACTCAAACTTGAGCGGAAGTCTCAGGTCGTCGTACAGGAAACGGGACAGGATGTCTTCGATGTGCGCCATGAGCGGCAGGTCACCGACCCGGTGCTGCACATCCGCCTGGCTCTCGCCGGTCGAGTAGTTGGCGTTGTCGGTGAAACCGAGATCGGTGGGTACGACATGGTATGCGGCGGCGGTCTTCCGCATCATGAACAGGGAGAAGGCGTCGGTGAAGTCCTTCTCGTTCGTCCACGAGATCGAGCTGCCGCCCGGCATCCACCGGATCTGATGCTTGCGGGCCTGATCGCCGTACATGAACGAGTCCCAGTAGCCCTGGAACCGTTCGATCTGATCCGGAGACCAGGTTTCGGGAGCGGACGCGAACGCCTCCGGGATGTTCCCCTCAGTGAACCGCTGAAGGAAGTGGACCTGGAAACGGATGTCAGTGTTGGCGTTCAAAATGATCGACTCGAGCGGGGCGCGCCCGTAGATCGAGTTGTTGATCGCCCGGAACGGCTCGTAGATCAGGTCCGCTCGGGTCAACCAGTTCCAGGGGAGCCCGTTGGCGTACTGCACATACGCTTCGGCCGGCTCAGCGGGCGGGTTGCCCCAGTAGTCCAGGAGCGGAGCGATGGTCGTGCCGTCGACGGTTTGGAGCCCGATGACGGCGCCGCCTCGATTCCGCCGCCGGTACAGACAGCCAGCATCATACGCCAAGATGTCGTACAGCCAGCGACCGAGCCAGGTTTTGAAACCGTTGACCCCGTCCGGCTGCGACAACACCTTCGCGCCGAGGTGGATCGCGTCCGTGACGTCACCGAAGTAATGGTCGGAGGCGAGAAGTTTCCATTTGACCGATCGGATCGAGTCGATCCGGTGCCAGATCGCGATCTGGGCGACGTCGTAGGCTTCGATGAGCCCGCGGAGTGTGTCGAAGCTGACGCGTTCGTGGGTTCGCGGCCGGGTGGCGATGTTGTAGTTCGGGACGAAGTCGTGCGTTCGCGGGTACCGGTCGTACCCGTCATAGGGGCTGACTGGCTGTCCGGGAGTGAACGGCGACGTCGGCGTCATCTGGGAGGCGATCTCGCCCTGCTGAAACGACTCCGGCACTCCCGGACCGAACACCTTCGCGACCCGGACCAGGCCGGTGGCGATACGGGAGCGGACACCCACGAGCAGCGCCCCCTCACCTCACCGATTGCCGCTTGAATGCCTCGTTGCGGGCTCGCTGCCGGGCCGCCGCCGGGTCTTCCTCGGCAGGTGTCAGGTCTTGGAGGGGATCGGGCGAGGGCTGCGGTTGGGGATCCAGCTCACCTTCGACCTTGCGACGCAGGTAGTTGATCCACGACTGGGCGCCCAGGTTGTCGGTCAGGTCCGTCACCGCCCACACGAGCGCGTCCATCCGGTCCGGGCTCGTCCCGTCCTGCGGAGTCCAGGTGGTGAGCTGGTCCTCAAGCTTGGTCAAGGCGCCGACGTGGTGAACGAGTCCCTTCTCATACAGCGCCGCTACCGGTTCGGCGCGTTGCGCCTTACCACGTGAGGCGGTGATGACCTTCACTGAGGCGCGCGAGTCGACCTGCCGGATCGTCGACTCGACCATGTCGCCGCCATAGTTGCGTTCGGCGACGATCCGGTCCGCCTGGAACTCGTGGTAGGCGGCCACCGCGCGGGACGCCCACCCGTGCGGCGACAGTGAGCAGGACCGGTCGGCGAGGATGTAGAACTCGCCGTCCACTCCCTGGCCCGCCACGACGATGCCCTGCTCGTCATGGTTCGGACCGGAGCCGCCGGACGGGTCGATGGCGACGACGATACGGCGCATGTCCGGGGCGACGGTGACACGGTGCTCGTCCAGCATCCCGATCGTCCACAGCGCGCCCTCAACATCGTCGAGAAGTTCGCCGAGGAGTTCCTGACGGCCGATCCGGGTGCCCTCATAGGTGGCGAGGACTTCGTCGCGAAACGACGGCGCGAGGTTGGCGAGGTTGTCGTAGGTGGTGCCGCGCGTGACGACGGTAGTGGCGCGGCCCAGCACGGTACGGATCAGGGCGTTCGGTTTCGGCGTCGTCGTGAACACGCACTGCGGGTTTTGTCCGAGGCGCAGTCCTAGGAGCAGGTTGTTCCATGCGGTGTCGAGCACGTCGCCCTTGGGTGCGTCCGTCCACGCTGCCGGTTCGTCGCACCAGCCGAAGTGGTGTTGAGGTCCGCGGAGTTGAGAGGGGACCTCGGCGGAGTACGTTTGGGCGATGGACCCGTTGGGCCAGGTCAGGCGGCGTTTCGTCGGCTGGTATGTCGGCCGCCCGTCGGTGGCGACTGCGATGAGACCGGACTCGCCTTCGATCATGACGTCGCGGACGTCGGCGGGTGTGCGGCCGACTAGGGCGATCCGGCAGCCGGGGTGCGCGTTGGCTTTCTCTTGGACCCATTCCGCCGCGCTTCGGGTCTTGCCTGCTCCTCTACCGGCCAAATATGCCCAGACCAGCCATTTTCCTGCTGGCGGGAGTTGCTCTGGTCGGGCGATGTCCCGCCATGCGGGGCGCTTGGGGGCGAGTTCAGTCCTGAGACGGTTGAGGAGTTGCTGTTTCTCCTCGTTGGCCCAGTTCCGCCATGAGTCGTTCAATCTCGGCGTCCAGCTCGGTGGCAGTGCGGACCTCCGCCACGGACTTGGTGGGCGCGTACACGCCGTAGATCTTCGCCATCTCCTGGTCGATCTTGATGATGCGGTCGATGGCTTCGAGGACGGGACCGTCGTCGGGGATCGGCGCGCCGTCGACACGGACGACCTGGCCGTGGGAGATGGTGATGTGGTTGGTTTCGAGGACCGCCCACGCGGCTTGTTTGGCGGCGTTCAGGTCGGCGAGGAGGATGGTTTTGGCTTCGCGTTCGGTTTCGAAGGCGGAGTGTTGGATGGCGCGTTCGACGGCTTTGCGGGCGGCGGACTTGTCGCAGTAGCCCATCTCGTTGGCGATGCGTTCGAAGGTCCAGCCGTGTGCCCTGTAGGCGAGGGCTTCTGCGTCACGCAGGAGGTTGGGTTTGGCCACGGTGTCTTGCCTCTGGGTGTCTCAGCAGGTGTCCGATGGTCTGGTTTCGGCTGGCTGTGCTCTGTGACCATGACCTGCTCTGGTGCATGTGGGGCAGATGCCGATACTGACGGAGGGATCACCGTCGGGGTCTGGGATGCTCGATGGCTTACCGTCGATGTCTCGCCACTCGTGGCCTCCGGTGAAGGTTCCGCAGAGCGGGCATGGGAGCCAGAAGTAGTGGAACTGTTTGGCGAACAGCTTGTGCGCTTCACGGCATTCTTCGGGCACATACCGCACGAAGAAGGCTGCGAGTCTGCCGAGCGGTCCTTCCATTGAGTCTTCCATCAGGGCGTGCCGGGCTGGTGGTTGCCGAGCGCGACTTGGACGAGCGCGTCGGCCAACTTGTCGACCCTGGCGCGTTCAGCGTCGTAGTCCTTGCGGAGCATCCGCTGATCATCGACGCCACCGTAATGAGCGTGGAGTGCGTCGAGAACGGCGCGGGCTTCCATGTGCCCGAGACTGAGCGTCGGCCGGACCATCACGCCTGGTTCAACGTCATCCCATGCGTAGGTGACGCCTTCAGACAGTGGGAGAAGGATGGAGACCGGATGCCCCTCGTCGTCGGTGCGCACAATGCGGATGTCGACGGTGAGTTGGAGGAGGTTCTCGGTGAGGACGGCGCGGATCATCGCTGCGCCGCTCCGACGTGACTCATCAGGGTCTCGTAGAACCGGAGTGCCATCTTCTCGGCCGTCGCTGACGACCAGCCTTGCTGTTCGAGGTGCTTCCGGTATCCGAGTGCGGCTTCCTCGACAGGCGTCAGCACTTGGCGCATGGTCGCGGAAGCCTCGGCGATCTGGTGGGCAACAGCCTCGGGGTCGAACCCGTTCACGTGGTGTCCTTCGTAGTTGCGAGTGGCTTACCCGGCCTGCCCGCCACTCGCCGGGAGCAGGCCGGGGGTCTTGTTGTGCGAGGGTAAATGTCGCACTCCGTGACGCTCTCTTGGTCCCATCTCGACTAATGCGAGAGTCGAACTCGCCAGTAACCTGCTTTGGCTACTCGTTGTATATGCCGAGTAGAGGCGCTTCCGGCGGTGCATTCAGCCGTGCATGGCCCGCAGTTCGACAAGGAGCGGCACAGCGAAGCCGAACGCGAGCCCCAACGCCACCAGGTTGATCCGGGAGGGGACGTTGCAGGCGGCGAGGACGAAGAGGATCACCGCGACCAGGTAGAGCAGGAAGTACGTCTCGTGCATCGTCACTCCCCCGTTGTTGGTCAGGCCGCGAGGGTGAGGCTGATCTTGGCTGCGACAAGGTGGTTGCAGCGCTGGTGGTGGCCGAAACCACGGCAGGTGCAGGAGTGCTCGACGGTATCCACGACGTAGGTGGACAGGCCGTCGCTGCTGACGGCGACGAAGATGCCCTCAGCGCGGGTGGGGGTGAGGCTACGGTCGATGAGGAGCTGCGCGGCCTTGGTACGGATGGTCTCGGCGTCTCGATCCAGCCCAGAAGGCGTTTCTACGATCACACGCGCGAGCCCTGGTGGTCGTCAGCTAGGCGCCACACCATCGAGTGGATCGAAGATCGGCGTGAAGCTGAGCGCAGGGAGCGCGCTGCAATCCAGACGGAAGGGCCGCTTTGGAACCGCGAGCACATGGATCCTGAGAGTGTGATGCCACAGACCCGCGCCTACGTCGCCGACATCCGAGACGGAAAGGTTCACTGAATGGGCCGTCCCCACCTCGTCAGCCAGCCCGCCGCGCGTTGGTGGCCTCGATGCTGCCCGCGAGGCACTCCGTACGGCTACGCAGTGACCGATCAGGCACCCACCGCGCGCCACCTGGCCGCTTGCTACTGCTTAGTGACAGGTCCCTCGACCAGCGCGATTGCTGAGGTCGCCTCGGTGACGACGTCCACCGCCTCGGTCACCGTGAGAGCCGGGGTGACCGCGCTGTCAGTGGCGGTGATCGTCACGTGGCCGGGAGCGACGGCGGTCACCGTGCAGGACCGGCCATCAGCCGCCACGGTCAGGGACACCACCGCGCCGTTGTCGTCGGAGGTCCAGGCGACAGTGTCAGCGGTCTCGAAACCCTTCGCGTCCTTGGTGTCGACGGTCAGGGTGAACTTCTCGTCGTCGTGGATCTGCATGATCTCTCCTGGCTGATGTGTGGTCCCGGTCGGTAGACCGGTGGACTGGGACATGACCGGGCCCTCGATGAGGGTAAGGAGTTGGGAACCGGCGAGCCACGCGTACAGCAGGTCAGCGGAGTCGCGGACGACGTTGGTCGACGCTGGCGGCGTGGTGAATGACGCATAAAGCCGGACAGTTTCAACGAGGGCGAGTTTGCGCAGTTCCAAGCTGGTGTCAGCGTCCACGCCCCTCCTCGCTATTGGATCTTGAGACGGTCGGGGGCTTCGCCCCGGTCCTGACGGGCGGTTGGGAGCCTCGGACCCCTCGTGCCGAGGCTCCCAACGGTGGCCACCCATAGCGGAGCGCTGATCGGCTGCGGGGGCCGGCATGAACCGGGCCAGCGTGTGGGGCTCCCAGGGGTCGGCTGGGAGGGTGCGTATCGCTGGCAGGGTCGTGCGTCTAGGGATCAGGCGGCTTGAAACCGCAAAGGACTGCGGCGAGCGCGTTCCCGCAGCTTGTACTCGGCTTCGATGACCTCAACGACGTCGAAGACCTGGCGCCCCTGCGAGTCCACGAAGGGTGTGCCGTCGGTGTCGCGGGCGATGTGGATGTGGCCGCGGTTCTTCCACTGTCGGATCGTGCCGGGCTTCACTCCGACGATGCGGGCGGCGAGGTTGACGTCGACGAGGCCGGAGGGTGGGATCTCGATGTCGTCGTCACGGGACACCACACTCCACCCCCGCGAGCGCAAGAAAGCCCTCAGCCTGGAGGTTCCTGGCTGAGGGCATAAGTGTCTTCGAGGAAGACTGTACGCGTAACGGTCACGGATTGCCAGTTGGCGTGGCGGACCGATTCTCAGGACCGGATTCGAGCGATGGCATCGACTGTGGATCACGAGCCTTCTACTGGGTGCGGAGCCTGCTGCTGGCGGTGACAGTGAGGGTGAAGATAAGCAGGACGACGATGGTCAGGTGCAGAGCGTGGGTGCAAGAACCGGGGGTGAGGGGAGCAGCCCTACTCGGCCATCCAGGTGCAACCGATCATCTCGGTCAGATCATTGATCAACTCCAGCCACCGTGTCGAGTGGGCGGCGTCTGAGCACAGGTCGCACTCTGCGTCACACGAAGGCAGTGGCGTGGGATGGCTGTCCTGGTCGTACCAGGTGGCGGCGGCGTCGAGACCGTCGCCGATCTCACGCCAGTGGGTGCGGACGTAGGCGGCGAGGCGGGTGTCGGTGGCGGGTGGAGGAACGTTTTCGAGAGCGGTCACGGCGACCTCCATGAGCTATTTCTGTACTAACAGTTTATCGCGTGCTGTTAGTACACGGCAATAGCATCAGCACAGGTCAGAGCCGCTTTTGCGGTTAAGTGACGACAGTGCGACGTCACCTGTCCCGGTTCACCGTTGGCTCGCGGTACCCGTCAATGCCTCGATCTCCTCTGGGGACGGACGCGCCGGCAGTTTGGCGCCTGGCCGCCGCAAGTACCACTGGATGAACTCGCGTAGGGCTTCGGGGCCGTCCCTGCCCGCGACAGCGCGGAAGTCGTCCCAGTCGGCGTCCGGGATGCGGATGTACCGCACGGGCGTCTTGCCTGTGGCGGGTCTACCTGCCAAGACGGCTCCCTTGGGGCGTGGATCGTGTACGGACACGAGCATAGTGTCCACTCCTCCCATGATCAGATTTCTGTACTGACATAAATGTACCGCAAAGCCTTGTGATCAAGCGTCGCTGGCACCTATTATTGTTAGTACAGAAATTGGAGGTGACCACCGATGACGGCCCTGTACACCACCCCTCCGATAGCGCCCCTCTGGCTCAACGGCGTGTCGCTCGAAGCTGCCATCAAGGCGGGACGCTCGGTCGCTTTCGACTACGTCAAGGCCGACGGCACCTTCACCCGCCGGATCATCGACCCCATCGAACTCGTCCCAACCCGCGACGGACACGTCATCGTCCGCGCCTACGACCAGACACGCGGCGAGTACCGGTCGTTCCGGCTCGACCGCATCACCCAGGTCCGCACCACCTGGACGCCGCAGGACGACGCCCTGGCCCGTATCCGCGCCGAGATCGCCCTGATCGACCCGTGCGGCTACCGGAACGACGCCGCCACCTGGAGGCCCGAACCCGAACTCAGCGCCGATCTCGAAGTGGACGACGACGGCTACTACAACCCCTACGACGACCCGTACCGCAGTTGACCCTCCGGGAGGACTCACCATGACCGTCGACGTGAACACCGCGTTCGCCGCCACCAAGACTGCCCAGCTCGACGCGCGGCGTGCAGCCCGCGACGCGCAGATCAAGGCCATCACCGATCGTCAGGCGTGGTTGGAGACCGAACTCGCCGCCGGACGGATCACGCCGCTCGGCGGCAACCGGTACCGCATCACCCAGGGCTGGGACGCCGGTGAAACCATCTCCGTCAACCTGAACCAGCTCGGGCAGGTCGAAGAGATCGTCGCCGAACATGGACTCGACACCGCCTCGGACGGCACCGTGTCGCTCTACAGTGCCGTTCCCGCCTGGCACGGACTCGGGCAGATCATCCCCGGCGGCATGTCCTCCATCAGTGAAGTGCTGGAACTGGCCCGGATCGGGTTCGGTGTGGAGAAGCGTGCGGTCCGGTATTCCTTCGGCGAAGAACTGCGCACTGACCCCGACCACTACGTGACCGTCCGGGACGACTCCGGGGACGCTCTGGGCACGGTCGGACGCCGCTACCAGATCATCCAGAACCGCGACCTGTTCGTCTTCCTGGAGAACCTGGTGAACGAGCACGGCGTGATCTGGGAGTCGGCCGGATCGCTGCGCGGCGGACGGCGGGTGTTCGTGTCCATGCGCGTACCGCAAACCGTCACGATCGATCAGGGCGGGCTGGACGACGAGATCACCCTGTTCCTGATGGCGGTGAACTCCCACGACGGCACCTCGCAGGCCGAGACGGTGCTGACGCCGTGGCGGCCCGTGTGCGGCAACACTGAGCGGTTCGCGCTCCGCGACGCCCGCGCACGGTGGGGCATCCGCCATACCTCCGGAGCGATGCAGCGCATCCAGGAAGCACGCCGCACCCTGGGCCTGACCGTCCAGTACGCCGACGCGTTCGCCGCCGAGGAGACCCTGCTCGCCCACACCGGTCTGGCAGTGGACGACTTCCACCGGGTGATCGGTGACCTGTGGCCGGTCGAGGAGGAAGCCACCGACCGTTCCCGCACGATCGCCGCGAACCGTGCCGAACGGTTGGACGCGCTGTTCCGCTCCGAGACGAGCAGGTCTGGACGGACCGCGTACGCGGCCGAGCGGGCCATTACCGACTACCTGGATCACGTCGCGCCGAAGCGGCCCGGCAAGACCATGAGCGAGGAGATCGCCCGTGCAACCTCGCTGATCGAGGGCGGCGACGACGAGGTGAAGAACAGGGCTCACAAGCGGCTGATGGCCCTGGTCCGCCGTTGATCTTCTCCCCCAGCCCTGTACCGGAACCGGCCGGAGCGGCGGGATTCAAGCCCCGCCAGGGCACTACCCCGAACCCATCAAACAGAGAGGCCACACCATGTCCGAACAGGAGTACGACCGGTTCGCCCTCTGGCTCTCAGAGGTATTCGAGGCCGTCCGTAACGACGAGGACGGATGGGAAGACAAGATCGCCGCCGTCGAGCGGATCCTCGCCGAGAACCCCGACTTGGCCGCCAAGTACGAACACTTGGCCGATCAGCTCTGACCGGACAGCGGACGAGTCAAGCGCTCACCTGCCGATCGGCCTCGTCCTCGTACTCTTCATACTCCCGTTTGGACATGACCCGGTTGCAGTCGATGTTGGAGCACCGCACCGTCTCATCGTCGTGAGCGAACAGGGAGCGGCGCTTACACCGCGGACACGGCAACGGCTTGTGTGTCATCGGCGGGCGCGTCTTAGTCGCCTGCTGGAGACGGTGATGCCACCCCAGTACCTCGCGTCCGAACTCCGGACCGATATCAGGGTGGGCGAGGACCCGGTCGAGACGCGCGAGCATCCAGGCGACCGCTGAGGTGAGCGCCGGCGCGTCCCTGCCACGGTAGGGCGGGTGATGCCAGCCCTGGGAGTCCCGGTAGGCGGTCTCCCAGTCACGCAGCCAGCCGATCAGTTCCTCCAGGTCGTCATACCCAGGTGAGGCGGTTGGTGCGGTCTTGGTGGATCTGACGCGCTCGCCGAGGGCGTCTCCGGGTGTTTGGTAGCCGTCGGCCAGCAAGAGCCGGAGTGACGCGAGGTCGTCGAGGCTGGCGAGAGCGGACCGGATCTGAGCGGCGCATCGCTGACAGAAGATCGGCTCACCCCACCACGGTTTGACGGCCGGCTCCTCGGGCCGCTCCGAACGCTCCGGCTCCTCCCCCGCCGTGACGGGGTCTGTGGAGTTGGCTCGTCTCCATGCGGCGTGCGCCTCTTCGGCAGCAACCCACTGGTCACAAGCGGCGTCGTAGGCTTGCCACGCTCTCCGATACCCGCTGTTGCATGTGCCAGGGCAAACCCCGTCGTCCATCAGCATCCCCCTCGTCGTGCTAGTCCTGTTTGCCTTGCTGTGTCTTCTTCCAGCGGCGACCGGCACGCCATGATCCCCCATGTCGGTTCACAGCCCCGAGTACCAGCCATCTCCCCGCGCAAGCCGCCACGCCGACTGCCAGCAGTCCCGAGATGAGAATCCAGATGCCCACCAGGACGTGGTGTACGGCGAGGAACACCACCACGCCGACCAGTACGAGGGTGAGCAGGTAGGCCATCGCCACGGCCTTCAGCCCGTCACTCATCGCTTGGGTTCACCGGCGGCTGGTCGCCACTTGCCGGGAGGTGGGGTTTCGCCACGGAGCCAGAACAGGTGCGGATCATCCCGGCACCGTCGAGCCAGGTCCGGGTTAACCTCTTCGAGTCCTTCGCGAGTAGCTTGGACGGCAGCGAGGAGTTCGATCGCGAGTTCGCGTGCTTGGTCCACCCACGTCGGCGGTGCCGTCCTGTCGTCGGCACGAGGATGGTTCGGGCAACGGCACGACGCGCCGCATGTCTTACAGCTCATTCTGCACAATGAGTGCGCCAGCGGGTCTCCGTCATTGAGTTCGTGCCAGCACGCGGTGGACAGGTAGTCATGGCTGGTCAAAGGATGCCCTCCATTACTGGCACGTCTTCGATTCCTCGTTCCGGTTCTCCGTCGGCACACTCTTCGAGGGCGCAGTCTCCGCAGAGATCATCGCCGTCAAGGTCGGCCTCGTTGCCGCAGCCCCAGCAGATCAATACCGCTCCTTGGTGTTGAGCCAGTCGGTGAGAGTGTCCCGGAGCTTCTCGACCTGCTGGCGGTCGAGGACGACGGTGGCCAAACCCGGCTGGCCGCCGTGGTAGGTCGCTTTGTCCTCATCCACCGTGAGGCGCAGGAACTCGACTGGGAAGCGCATGTCCTCGCCGTCGTAGGGAGTGTTGGGGCGCGAGTGTCGGACGTTGGGGTGCAGGAAGTTCGGGATCGCGGCGACGTCGATGCATCCTCCGCGCGGGTCGTCGTCGGACGGGTTGACGTGCGAGCCCTGGTAGATGATGGGTGCTTTGTTCGGGCAGGTGCAGGGCTTGCCGGACAGCCGGTAGAAGTCCCGCTTGTCGCCACTGGCGGTTTGGGCCATCACCGCGCCCTCCGGCCAAGTCGAGCCCGTGCCCATGTGCTCGTACACGTCGCAGGTGTCTTCGTGGTCGTTGTCGTCGATGTCGAGCCACGAGGAGTAGATGCTCAACGTGCTCCTCCTTCGTCTTTCCCGGCGTCATCCCACAACGGTGAGAACTCGGTGAGTTGAATCCGGATGCTGACACATCGTCGGCAGTCGCACAGGCCACTGTGGGTGAACAACTCCGACCACAGCCCGTGGACGTACGCCCCAGTCTCGCCCAGTTCCTCCGATGGATCAGGCACGGTCAGCCTCCTCGGCCCGCTGGTGGCCGGAGTCACCGAACGGCACCGCTGGGGGTGGTGGTGCCAGCAGAAGCTTCTCGATGATGGCCTTCTCGGACTCTCCGGTGTGCTTGACGATGTCACCGAGGCGAGCACCGGCCTCAGGGCTCAGGTACAGCATGACCTGCTTCACTGCTCCTCCTTTGCTAGCGACGGCCAGATCCCTGCCGCCTTCTCGGCAGTACGACGCTCCAACAGGTTCTCCAGCCAGGCGATGCGACGCTGCATACGAGCGACGGTCGTGCGCTCCTTCTCCAGCATCGCCACGATCGCCTCGGGTGAGGCGGTCCGTTCGAAGACGTCGTTACGGCAGTAGTTGCGGTTGCTCACCGATCGCTCCTCTCGGCAGCCTTGCGTCGCTGAGCCTGTGCAGCAGCGGTCAGGCACTCCCCCATGGTGAGACCGAGGTCATCAGCGAGACGGACAGCGGACAGCACGAGGTTGCCCAGTTCTCGGCACGCGCCGTCACGGTCCCACTGTCCTGCTCTGGCGTCACGGGCGAGTCCTGCCAGGTCTCCAGACACCTTGCAGAGGATGAGTGCGGCACCCTGGATGTCCTCCCGGTAGTCGTCGCCCCAGATGCGCCTGCCGAGGGTCAACAGGTCGCTGAGGGTGACATCCGGGCTGAAAGCGATGTTTTCGTCCCGACTCATATGCGCCCTCTCTCCCGATCCGCCTCGTTCTGCCGCTCGATCTCTTCCCGCCGCCTGGTCTGCTCGTCGGCGATCGTGTACGCCTTCTCGACTAGCGACCACGAGTCCGGCTGCTGGATCAGCACGGACCTGAATGCCTGCGCCATGTCCTTTTCGCGGGCGAGTTGCCGTTCGAGCGAGGCGATCTTCGCTTCGGCTTGGTCCAGCTCCTCCGCCGTGGACGTGCAGGTGCACTCGGCGTCCCAGTCCTGGACTCGGGTCATGCAGCCCGGGATCAGATAGCGGGCGTTCGGGTCCTCCGACGGGATCAGCCAGACGCAGCGGGACTCGCGACGGTTAGCCACGACGTCTCCCGAACTCCCGTCGCTCTGATACCCGCGCGTCTACCTGTTCGCGGTACTCACACAGCGAGACGGTGTGCATGTGCTCCAGACACAGACCATCGTCGTCGGGGTCCACGTCCCCCGGCTCTTGGTCCCTGCGACGCTCAGCCTCGACTTGGAGCGCGTACACGAGCCGCTCCACCTCGCCCTCGGTGAATCGGTGGGACTGCTCACAGGGGACGCACCACAAATCAGCCATCCTTCCTCCCCTCGGATTCGGTGAGAGCGTCCTCGACGGTGTAGTCCAGCACCCGCATCTTCGGCGCCTGCTCTCGGGCGACCCGAAGCGCCGTCTCCTCATCGGCGAACCGGAACACCTTCAGCCACGCCTCGTACTCGGCGTTGAAGCGTGCGATCTCCTCGTCGGTGATGGGCTCTCGGTCCCAGCCGAAGGTGTACGACTTGGTCCCGTCAGCAGCGACGAACCGGGCTCCGTCTCTTACTGCCCAGCCATGCCGGTGCGAGTACTCGACAACCAAGGTGAAGATGCTCGCGTCCTGGTGGTCCTCAGGGACGCAGGACACCCAGTACTTCACCGCCTTCACGATCGGCTCAGGCGCGGACATCGGCCACCTCCTCGAACAGATCCATCTGACCAGCAGACAAGGCGGCAACGTCACGGCACGGCCTCAACCGCGGATGTGCTGGCTGCTGCACCCCGTAGCAGGCGGCCAGTCGTCTCCACACCGCCTCCTGCCAGGGCAAGCCGAGAGTCGCCCCGACTACCGCGGCGCCCATCAGCGGCGACACCGAATCGGCAACGCGCTGAAACTGGCTCGTCCGCGACCCTCGCCACGGGTAATCCGCCTCGAAACCCTGCAACAGACCGGCCTGCCAGGAGGTGATACGTCCGTCCATGCTGCCAAGGTCCGTCCGGTACCAGGTGCGGGTGCTGTTGCCGGTCAGTGTCGTCGCCGGCCGGTCCGCGCTGAACAGGTTCCCGCCCCCGGTTTTGCGGTCCCCGCGGGTGTTGACCAGCATGCCTTTAGGCCAGCCGAGAGCGTCGGCCATGCTCACCTTCGGGAACGGGGTCATCAACGACGGGCCGTACTCTCTCGGTTCGACATAGCGCCCGCTCGACCATCGGCTCCGCACCGGCAGC